AAAAGCTGGCCGCGATACGCGAAGCCTGAGTTGTGTTCTGGAACGGAACCTGCACATCCGCCACGCCGTCATTACCGGGCGTCTTCGATAGCGGGCTAAGCACGCCGAGGAAGTTCAGCACGTAAGGCGCGTCCACGCCGATGAAGAAGATGCCGAACGGGCCTTGCACGACGCTACGCGGCGCGATGCATCCCGTTGTCAGCGTTACGTAGTTCAGCGCGAGATTGCTCGTCGCGGGGTCGCCCGACACCTGCCAGATACTGGAGCCTTTGAACGCGAACAGCGCAGCCTGTACGCCCGAAGATGTCGTTTGAACGGGCATGCCCGATTGCGCCGTGATCGGCGTCGTATCCCCGAGCGTGATGGATTGTGAGGCGTTCGTGCGCGTGGTCGGCACCAGTACATCACTGAACTGAAGCGTGTTGCCTACCGCGAAGTACGCGCGGTTGTTGTAGTTCGCAACGCTGGTCGGAACCCCTGTTAGCGGGTTCGTCGCCGTGTTCGCCGATGTCCACGAGGGCGTGGCGGGCGTTGTAATGTCGATCACGCCAAAGAAGTTCGAACCCGCACCGTTAAAGCCCGGATGCGTCACGATAATCTTCGTGCTGACCACGGCGAATGTCGGCGGCGTCCACGGGCCTGACGCGGCCGGGGAAGTAGGCGTGTTCCCCGCTGTTACCCCGCTGATCGTAATGAACGTGCCGGCGTTCAGGTCGAACGCGAACGGCTCATCGTGCCCAGCATTGCGACCTGTTGACACCATGCCGTAGACCACGCTTCCGATCGTCACGAAACCCGAAACGAAAGTCGGGGCCGTGAAGGAGCCGAACGAGGTTTTGGGCGAGCCGACACCCGGACGCGAGACCACAATTTCCGGGTTGCCCTGATCGAAAATCAGGTTCGTAAGGATCGAGCAGGCGCCGGGGAATGCCTCCGTAGCATCGAAGGCGTCGCAGATTCCCTTCGGTACAAATCGGACAGGTTGACCGTTGCGGATTGCCATACGGTCTCCTAGTCGGTGATTTTGGTCGGCTTCAAGCTTCGGTTGCTGTGGAAGCGGCGAGGATCGAGGCGAACGGATTTAACCACCTGCTGCTCATCGCCTTCCATGATCAGATGGATGCGCAGCATGTTCTGGCACTGCTGGAGGAAACTTTCGCGCCGCGTATCGTCTGTAATGTCCATCAAACGCGCCGCCGTTGCCTTGATAAGGTAGTCTTGATCCGGAAACCACGGGATGATGGTAGACGTCTCCGGCGAGACGATATCGGGCTGCTTCACCATGTACCGGTGCGTCAGCGCGATAAACCCGGAGGACTGCGGGTAGATGAACAACTGGCCCGCGCTGTTCTGCGCGATCGCCGTTGTCTCGTCTACCAGTATCGTCATGAACTCGTACGGATAGTTCGCGATTGACGGGTCTTTGAATTCCTGATCGTACTGCTCTGTACTGATCGGGTTCAGGAAGTACGGCAGGTTGTTCTGTTCGAAAAACAGGTCGTACGTGCGCAGGTAGTTCAGAGGCAGCGTGAACGGGCCGAAGTTGTTCGCCTGCACATTAATCGTTTCCGTGACCCGATTGATTTTCAGGTCACGGTGCAACCAGAGGTCTTCAAGCGCCATGTTCAGAAATTGTCCGCCGATCTGCGTAAAGCCGGGGCACTTGGCGATCTGACACGCCAAGGTGACAATTTGTTGCGCTTGAAGATACGCCATTACGCTGCCTTTTTAACCGATTCGATTTTGTGCTTACCCTTATCCAGTTCGTTTTGAATGAACTTGATTTGTTGCGGGTAATTCGAGAACGCGGCCTGATCTTGCGAGGACATCTTCGCGTTCACCTTGCGTTTTTCAAGCAGTTCCGCATACGCCTTCTGGGTCACTTCCAGTTGGCGCTCAAGCTGCTTGATGTTCTCTTCAAGAACCGGAATTTCCAGAATCGCCTGCTGGCGCGCGAGCGCTTCACGACACACGTCCATGCGCGTGTTCAGCGATTCCGCCGACTCCGCATCGTATACATACCCGCTGATCGAAAGGCTTGCGCCGTTCGGGCCAGGCAGGTTGATCTGGAAATTTCCGAGAACTGCGGTTTCTTTGCTCATTTAGCGATATGCCCAAGAAGGAGCGGCTTTGCCGCCGAGGATTCGGTTTTGCGCCTGTTTGTACGGGTTTTCGTTCGCACCGTTGATGCTGTTCTCGTGCGCCCACGTGCGCGACACGATTTCCTTAACGCTGCGCAGAAGATCCGTGCTGAATTTGTACGTTTCGCCGTGCACGTACTGCTGACCATTGATCCGGATATCCAGACCGCCGCACGGTGCGAGGTCGATACGGTACCACCACAGGTCGTCGCCGTCATCCGTCTTGCCGGCGAAACGCTCCGTGACGTTGGTCGTCAAAAGCGCGGCCTGAGCCTGTGTTTGCAGGCGCCCGGCTTCATCCTCCGCGATGAGCTTCGCGGCGTCCGACTTGGCGAGCGCCGCTTCTAGCTGCGCAATACGCGCTTTCAACTGGTCGGGTGTTTCTTCAGCCGAGACTTCCGGCTTCTCGTTTCCTTCAAAAACCCCCTCTTGCGAGGGGGCATTCGGGTTGCGCGGGGGCATCCTTATCTCCTATTACGGGGTCGTCACAGTGCCAGCAGTATAACCCGGCGTGAAGGCCGAACCGGCTTCTACGCGAGCCAAAAATGCCTGGTTCAGAATGATGGACCCGTAGAATACCTTCCACGACACGACACGCGTCTGATTAAGCGGATCGCTCTTGTCAGCGCCCGTCAGGTAGTGGAACTCGGGGTTTTCAAGCAGAACCTGGCCGTACGAGTGGTTGCCGATATAGATCGTCGGGAACACGCTCACACCCGTTGCCGGTGCTGCCGGCGGCGTTTGCGCGACACCGATACCCGTCAGCGTAACCGTCTGGTTCGGTGCGAGCTGCGTTGCCTGACCGGCCAGCGGGCCTGTAACCGGAACACCAGTACCGATCGCCGTAGCGAGGTTCGAAGGCGTGGACGATGTGCCGATGTACACGTTGAACACGTAGTTCGGCAGGTTCGGCAGAACCACCGAGATCGAACCCGTCGGACCTGTCACGCTGATCGCGTTCGAGACCTGATAGATGATCTGTTCAACCGACGTCTGAGCGGGCGAAGCCGTCACAATGATCTGGTAACCGGCGTTCGTTGCCAGCGTGCCGCCCGATGCCGACGCCGTGCCCTGGATCGCTGCTGCACCCGTCCAGTACGGCATCATGTTCGATTCGACGAAACGCGCGCCGCCGAAAGGGCCGAGCTCGTTGTTGTAAAGGCGGTTCACGTCGCTATACGACCACGCGTTCACGACCGTCGTGTTTTCGCGCATGTCCTGTGCCGACAGCGGATGGATCAGCGCAACATAGTGCTGCATCACCGCCGGCGATTTCGACGGATCGCGGTACGCGCCCGCTTCAATCATCATGTCTTCGCGCTCATCACCCATGAAACGCGGTACGCCGTACGTAAGGAACGAGCCGACAATGCGGTTGTTCTCGTGCGGCGTCATCACGTCCGTGGCAAGCAGGTTCGCGCGCGACGCTTTGCCGTTCGCGTAGTTCACCTGCGTGGCGGCCAGAAGCGTATTGAACGTGTTGCGTTCGAGCGTTTCCGGCAGTTGCAACGCGACCAGTTCGCACGCTTGTTGGAACAGCGGATGTTTGATGGTCAGGTTAGCCACGTCGGTGATGATGACGCGGTCGCCCCATTGCTGCGCGGTCGCGCTGACCTGTTGCAGCGTCATCGCTTCGCCCGGCGGCGCAACGCCTTCCTGAAGCGGCGCGAACGGCAGCGGCAGGCGCTGATAGCGCGAAGCCGTGTACGTCGTGCCACGGTTCGTGTCCAGTTTCAGCGGTTTGCCGAACTGATACGCGACCAGCTGGCGACGTGCCAGCGGTTCCACTTCTTCCTGAATGTACGCTTCAACGTCCGCCGTGAAACTGGTGGACTGGTTGGTTACGCCCGGAAACAACGAAGCCCAAAGAAGGGCAAGTTTGCTTGCTTTCATGGTCCCTCCCTGAGGACTTTAGATATTCATGTTCGCGAGACGCTCGCGACGCTTGTCATGATCCGATCGCCCCGAACGTGCCGGAACATCAGAACGAACTCCTGCCGACTTGCCGCGCGGAACCTGCGGAGCCGACGCTGCTTTAGGCTTCGACTTGATCTTGCCTTCCGCGATGTCCTTGCCAAGCATGTAGTAATACACGGCTTCGCGGGACGCGTTCCGGCCTTGCGCGCGCTCCTGCTGAATGGCTTCTTCCACCCGGTCGGCGTACTTGGCGCGGCGCGGATCGCTTGCCAGCTTCGCTTCGAAGCGCGAACGGTCCATCAGGTCTTGCGCTTCGGCGCGCGCCTGACGCGCTTCGCGCTGCGTGTCGCGCAACGTGCGGTTCGCCTGAATCTGCCAGCGTTCGATGTCCGACAGATCTGCCGAGCGCAGGCGCTCTTCTTCGCGCTGGTATTCCTGGTCTACCGGGGCAGGCTGGCGAGCTGCGGCCTCTGCCGCCATGCGGCCCCGGCGTTCGACCTCAGCTTCCAGACGAGCCAGACGCTCAGCAGAATCATCCCTCCGCGATACGGTGCGTACAGGAGGATCGTCAGGGAGATCATCAGCAGGAAGATCCAGATCATCATCGCTATCGGGATCAGGTGCAGGCAGATCATCAGGAAGGGGATCATCGTCTTCTCCGTCAATCCCCGGAAAAAGAGAGGCCAGTAGCTTTTTGAGTAGCTTGTTCACTTTAGCTCCATGTGCCCGTGCCGACTTGCTGGATAACAGCGGTCGGAGTCGCGCCCACATTGGTAAGGGTGATAAGGAAGTCGCGGAAGGTGCTGGCGGCGATAGTCATCGTGCCGTTCAGAGTCCAGCCGGTGTTGGTGGTGACTGTCCACGCGAACGCGCCGTTGTTACCGCGACCGATGCGGAGACCGATCGTCGAACCGACGACAGCCTGATTAGGCGTCAGCGTTGAAATGAGCGTTGCGACCGTCGGGAGTGTCAGGGCCTGGCCGGCGCCGATCGTGCCCGTCAGTTCAAGAACCGTGAACTCTGCAGCCATAACTTGGGCTTGCGTCGCGGTGAAGCCCGTCGTATTGGAAGCCGCGTTATACACGCCTGCCTGCCAGGGGTTGATGCTGTTGAGCGCGCTGATCAGGCCTACCTGATCCGGAAGCGCTCCGAGCACCGGGACTGAAGGACTTCCGCCCTGGA